GTGCGCGGTGACAAGAACACCAAGGAAAACAGGAACGGCTTCGCGGCACGGCCGGGTGTCCGTTGCGCAATCTACACGCGCAAGTCTACGGAGGAGGGCCTCGAACAGGCTTTCAATACCTTGGACGCCCAGCGCGAGGCGGCCGAGTCGTTTATCAACAGTCAGCGCCAGGAAGGATGGGTGGCGCTACCGCAGAAATACGACGACGGCGGCTATACCGGCGCTAACATGGATCGCCCCGCGCTAAAGCGCCTGCTCGCCGATATCGAATCCGGCGTCGTGAACTGCGTTGCTGTGTACAAGGTGGACAGGCTTTCGCGGTCGCTGCTCGATTTCTCGCGGATCATGGAGATCCTCGACAAGCACGGCGCGACGTTCGTGTCGGTAACGCAGCAATTCAACACCACCAGCTCGATGGGTCGCCTCACCCTGAACGTCCTGCTCTCGTTTGCCCAGTTCGAGCGGGAGATGATCTCCGAGCGCACCCGCGACAAGATGGGCGCGGCCCGGCGCAAGGGCAAGTGGGTTGGCGGTAATCCCGTGATCGGCTACGACGTCGCGCCGCAAGGCGGCTCCCTGGTGGTGAACCAGGAGGAGGCGCAACGGGTACGGGAGATCTTCGCCCTCTACCTGGAGCTCGGGTCACTGATCCCAGTGGTGGAAGAACTCGACCGCCGCGGATGGCGGATGAAATCCTGGACGACACGTGAAGGGCGGCAGACGGGCGGGAAGCCGATCGCCAAGAATAGCCTCTACAACCTGCTCACCAACATGATCTATGCAGGCAAAGTCGAATATGACGGCAAGGTCTATGAAGGCGAACACGAGCGCACGGTTGATGATGAACTCTGGAACAAGGTCCAGAGTACCCTCAGCCGCAACGGTCGGTGCGGCGGGCGCAATGTCGGCAACAAGCACGGCGCGCTGCTTAAAGGGCTGGTGCGATGTGCCAGTTGCGACGTCGGCATGATTCACAGCTACGTCAACAAGGAGAACAAGGTGTACCGCTACTACGTTTGCATTAAGGCCCACCAACGGGGTTGGGCTCAATGCGAAACGCGGTCGGTTTCGGCTCCCGCGCTTGAGAACGCCGTGGTGGAGCAGCTGCGCGGTATCGCCCGGAATCCCACTGTGCTGCGCGAGGTATTGCGGCAGATCGCCGATCACAGGCAGAAAGACTCAGCGGGAATGGAAAGGGAGAAGGCCGACATCGAGCGGGAGATCAAGAAGATCGCTCAGGAGATAACACAGACCGTTTCGTTGGTCGGCGAACCGGGTCCGGTGGCCGAACTTGCCACCTCCCGTCTGGCCGAGAACCATGAGAAGATTTCGCATCTCAACAGTCGATACGCCGAGCTTCGCCAGCAGTTGGCTGCCATTGAAGGAGGCGGCCTCAACCCAATGGAAGTCGAGGCGGCGCTCCATGACTTCGATCCACTTTGGGAGCAATTGTCGACGTGGGAGCAGGAGAGGTTCATCCGGACGCTGGTCGAGAACGTTGGTTACGACGGCAGGACCGGGACGGTGACGGTCGGCTTTCGATCTCAGGGGATCAAAGATCTCTGCAACTGGGCACCAGCCCTGATGGAGAAGCATGAACATGCAAAACGGCGGGTTTAAGATTCAGTTCCCCCTGCACTCTTCGGGACGGCAACCGGGAGACGGGCAGGCAGATACAGCAGCCTCCGGAAATGGGCGGGTGCCACGAGTGACGCAGGTAATGGCTCTGGCCATCCAGTTCCAGGACATGATCCAGCGAGGAGAGGCACAAGACTACGCAGACCTTGCCCGGCTCGGTTGCGTGACGCGGGAACGCATGAGCCAGATCATGGAATTGCTGTGGCTCGCACCGGACATCCAGCGGGAGATTCTAGAGTTCAGACCGACAGGCTCCACGCCCTTCCCCATCAGCGAGGTCTCGGTGCGGCGAGTGGCTGGCGACTTGGCGTGGGAGGAGCAAAGGGAGGCGTGGCACAACCTGAAGCAGAACAGTCGTTTAGGCTGAGGAAAACGCTTCAAGATTATCCTCAGGAAATCCACCGTAGAAGGCCTGTCAACTGCCAGATTGTCCCGAAAATCAGCGTCTTAGGCTGTGGTTATGTTCGCGTTTTCTTCGCCATGATATCCTTGCGGTTTGTTCATCGCTGAATGAACCCCAAGATTTGGGCTCCTTTGGGAAAAGGGACGCTTGGCCGTCGCCATACGGCTGAGTCGGGAGCCATCCTGATCACCGGAGGCTACCAACGTGCCCGCTTTCTTCGACCTACCTTCATTCATCCGCCGCGTTTCAAATCCTCTCCTTCAACGGTTTTTTTCCGACACCGAGGCGTTCGCCCATTTCGACTGGACGGCTGCCAGTGGCAGAAAAACCGGACCGATCCTACATGCCTTCAATCTGAGCACGCCGGACCAGCGGCGAAACTCCTTCGAAGTTTTCCGCCGCGTCGAATCTCTGGCAACGTCCTTGGGGACACAGATGCTCATCGAAGCAAGCCGCCAGTCAGGCGATGGAGTTGCGGGAAAGCTGGCAGCCATGAGGAGCGCCCATGACCGCGCCTTCTGGATGTTTCTGGAGTATCCAAACGTTATCGATATCGCACGGACGCTGGCGCGGATCGAATTGCTCCCGAAGAGGATGTGGGAGTCGCGGCAGGGGCTCCCTGTGCGGCAGCTTGAGGTGACCGACGCAGTCAGGGCGGAACTACAGCGTCAGATCAAGGAAATGTATCAGCCCGAGCAGTGCCGCGGGGAGCATTGCGAGGTGGAGTATATGCGGCGGGAAGGCGGCATCGATTGCTTCTTCGCATATCCAGCCGATTATTTGGACGAGCGCGAAGGCTACGATTTGACGGGGCAGTTCGAACGGACTAACTGGAATCCCGCCTTCAAGATCGTTTATGCGTACCACTCAGCGGACGGCGCACTCGACGTCTGCGCGCAGGGCGGCACCAAAATCCGAAATCGTCTGGCCCACATCTTTGCCCGCGCGGTGCTCGGAGCCGATCAGGAACTGAAGCTCTCCGAACTGGACAGCTTTGACCTCGACGTTCTGAAGGACCCCAACCTGACCTTCCCGACGAACCCCGCCGACGGGATCTCGCGCGTCCGGATTCAATCTATGAAGCTGCGGTTTCTCGGCAAGAAGCCCGCAGTGATCGATGTCTCGATTGACGCACGCCGCCGGGAAGGTTCCATCCACGAGGTTCTGGCCGACAAATTCCGGGACGAACACGCGAGGCTGGCGACGGCCACAGTATCGGGTGCAGTCCTGCAGGCTTTCCTGCAGACGCCCGCAGGAAAGGAGCGGAGCATCAGTTTCCGTATCTCGATGCCGTCTTTCTGCGACCTCGAAGACTCGCCCGAGGACCAGATGCTGCGGGCATACCTGCCGATATGGAAGATCCAAAAACATGCGAACAGTCTGGCAGCTACTGCTTGATCGGCTGGCCAACGGTGGGCCGATCGAGGCCGACGAAGTGCGCCGCCTGGACAAGAAGCAATGGCAGGATGCCCTCGTGCTGGGGCTGCTGCGCGAAATAGAGATGGTGGAATCGATCATCTGCGATCAGTGCGGTGACGGACACTGGGCCGGGATCCATTGGGTGAAGCCGGGAGTCGAGGCTGTTTTCGGATGCACCGAAGGCGTCTTCGAAATCGAAATCGACCGGTTGCGGCAGTGGCGAGTCGACGCTGTTCGCGTGGCGGAGCTTGCTGCAGGCAGCCTCGATCTTCCTTCCGCCGTTGAGATTCTGCTGCCGGACTGCCTTTGGCGTATTGGCCGGAGGCGGCTGGGCGGGCGGTACCGGGACATCTTCTTCGGGATTGGAGGGGACGTGTCGGTGTCCGCGATGTCGGCCGCGATCCGGTCATCCATCGGCCCGGGCTCGGCACTGCTGCTTACGATTGGCACCAGAGTGAATCCGGAAGGCCTGCCTGCCGGCCAGTACCTGTTCGACCTCGCTTCCGTATCCCGCGTTGAAGATGAACGCGTGGTGATCGATCTCGAATACATTGGGGACAGGCTAACGGAAAGCGGGGCACCGGCCCGCAAATCAATGGCCAGCATTCCGGCTCCAGCCGGAACGACCTGGCGACAAGTTTCGATCATCGTCTTCGAGAGCTTCATGGAGATCGCGGCCGGCGGCACTGTCCGCGAAGTTGCGTTTTCCGAACTCGGCGTGGAGCAAGGCTCGCAACCCATTGAGTTGCTGAAATGCTTTGCCGCAGCACGAGGAACGCTGGGTGCGGAGAAGATCAAGGATCTGGTCGGAGGGGCATCGCTCCCGAAAGCACGCGTGCTGCGCCTCCGCCAATTGCTGCAGCCTTTGATCGAGATCGACGGCGATCCGATCAAACACAACAGAAAAGCCGGTAGTTACTCGTGCCAGTTCGAGATCCGGCTCGCCGGAGACGACGGGTTCCACACGCCAGCCGGCGCAACCTGGCTGGACCTGACCTTTCACGAAAGGGAGGATGGCCGCATCATCGTGTCAGTTCCGGAGAGGCGGAAGTTCCGGGCGCATGGATTGAATGTCGATGGCCAGGGAACCGGCGAGGTTGCGGAGCGAAGCGCTCTGACTTCCCGAACTCACTCGCTGGAAGAGATCGGGTTACGTGCGGAGTCCGGCAGACTCACGGAAGAAGGCCGTGAATTCGTGACGCTACTCAGGGCCAGCGGAACCCTCGCGCGCGGCGGCAACGACATGACGGTGCTCCAGCTCGCGAAGCGGCTTCGCGCGTGGACAGGGCTCGACGGCGAACCCCTCCGCCTGATCGAAGCGACCGGGTCGTGGTCGGCGGTTTTCGCCTGCTCAAGCGGGGCGGTTCAAACAAAGAAATAAGCACTCTCAGCCGCACGAGCAGTCAGGCGACACCCAGAATCCACCCCTCGATCTCCGCTGTCTTTCTCTCGGCCTTCTCAAGCTGAGGATTCAGAGCGTGCGCCAGCGCTCCGCTGATGTCAGCCTGGCGCATCCACGCCGCGATCGAATAGGCGTCGTGTTGGTCGCTGTTCCGGCCATCCCGCGGGAAGCTCCGGCTCCAGAGCGCGGGATAGACCTCCGCAACTGCAGACAGCCCCGGTGGAATTTGCCAGCCATCGAACGGCCAGAAGTGCACGCGCCGAGTTGCTTGTCGCCTCAGATGGAGGAGCCAGGGAAGTCCGGCATGAGTAGACTTCGCTACCGACCCCTGCACGTCGAAGTGAAAAACAGACTTTGCCGCGCCCGCTCGAATTTCAGTTACGCGCCTCCAGCGACTGTTTCCTGAGCGCGCTTCGCCATTGCCAAGCAGCCCTTCGCGCACAAAATCGACATAGACATCTTCGTCGGTTGGCCAGTGGCGGTGGAAGTCCTCGAGAAATGCTTCCCAGTTGTGCAGCAGATGGTGCCGGTGAAAATACTGCAGCGGGAACGAGAAGCCGTGGTCGACGCCGACCAGGGTGCGCGGTGATTCAGAAAGCCGGGCTGTAAGCCACTCGGCGAGGCCGCGGCGTGTCCAGTATTTGCGCGGACTCGGCGGTGGTTCCACCTCGAAGGGCGGCGTCGCCGGATCGGCCATGTAGACCCGCAGACCTTTGAGGCTCGAAGTCGGAGTCTGGGCTCCCGAATAGTCGATGCCGACGTAACGGTCAAACATGGGTTTTTCGCTCATGCCCGACTTCCTCCCTTCGGCGGATCGTACCAGATCTGAACCTGCCGGAGACGAAAGTTCCATGTAACCGAGCGATGTGTCCGCCGCCGGAAAAATCTTCAAACTGTATTTCCATTCTTTTCAATCAGATGCGCCTAGCTGCCGTCGGAAACAGGCCAGTTCGGTTCCATGTAACCCTGACCGGAGCAGAGGACACGATGAATTCGCCACCTTCTGCCACCAAAGTCACCACCAACCGAAACCCAGACCCCGCCCGCACCGGAACCGGCACGGAGGGCACAGTCAGGGGAGCCTTCGACGATGTCGCTCTGCTCATCGGCGGTGTCGCCGTCATCCACCACTTGGACGACGACCTGACCTGGACGCTCATGAAGCGGCTGGACCGAATCCGGGTCCGCCTGCTCCGCGATCTCAAAGGAAATTCCCGTCGCGACGATTTCGAGCCCGCCGGCGCTCAGCCGCCGCGGGTGCATGCCGCCGTCGAAGAATTCCTTGTCCGCAACCGCGCGGGGATAGGTGAGTGATGCCAGCCATGACACGAGCCACGCGGTTTTCACAACTCTCCGCACCAGAGCGGACGCTGGTACGGATTCTTCAATCGATCAATTTCGGTTCTATCGAACTGCTCGTAGTTCGAGGAGGCGAACCGGTTTTCAGTCCCGAACCGACGGTGCTGGTGGAACTGAAGCTCGATTCGGAGCCGGAGCCGCGACCAGAGAGCGACATCGCTGACTTCGAGCTTCGCGCCGAGATTACTCGTCTTCTGGCTCAGATCGACCATCTGGGCGACGGTTCGATTGAACGAATCGAAGTCCGGCACGGGATTCCCTGGCGTATGGTGATCGAGCGCTCTTTGAGAGGGGGCCGGCGATGATGGCGGCAACCGCTGCACCCCTCATGGAATTCACTCCTTACCTGCTCAGCCAGACGGGACTTCGGGCGAGCTTGCTTCGTACAAGCTTTCAACTGGCTGCGGACGACTGGGAAGACATGCGGCAGGAGATGGTTCTCGATTGCCTGCGGCGCCTGCCGAGATTCAACGCGTCGCGCGGTGACTGGCGAGGCTTTGTGCGCGGCGTTGTCCGGAATCATGCGTGCGTTCTGGCAACGCGAAGAACCCGTTGCCGCGAATTCCAATCGACGGATTGCGAGGAGAGCATCGACGTATCCCTGGACGAAACCGCAGAAGCACGAACCGGCGTCGTTCCGGACTTCCGGCCCGCGCTGGAATTCAGTCTCGATCTTGAACGAATCATCGCGCGTCTTCCCGAGGAATCGCGGACTGTAGCCCGTTACCTGGCCGAGATGCCGATATCCGCCATTTGCCGGCGAACGGGTCTATCCCGCCATCGAGTCGGATTGCACATCGCGCTGATTCGGGCGGTGCTGGAAGCGGCTGGTTTCACTGGGAAACGGGGCGGCTGCCAATGAGCAACTCTGTCGCTCCGAATCAGATCGCCGCCGAAGGCCGCGCCAATCCGACGCGGCTGAAGACCACGCCGTGGGGACACCAGCGCGAAGCTGTGGACTTCGTCCGGCAACTTCGCGGACGCGGTAAACGCGGCGCAATGATTGCCGCCGCCATGGGTACGGGAAAGTCCGCGATGACGGTCTACCTCTGCGCCGAGGAAGGCTTCCAACTGATCCTGGTCCTCTGCCCGCTGCGCGTGGTGCAGGTGTGGCGGCCGCAGTTCCAGATGCATTCGACCGTGCCGTACATGGTCGTTCCCCTCGACGATTCCTTCGGGAGCGTCAAGAAGAAGCGGGACGAAGCGGAGCGCCAGATCAAACTCGCCAAAGCGCGCGGCGTGCCGGTAGTCGTCGTCATCAACTACGATTCCGCGTGGCGGCCACCGTTCGCGGCATGGGCTCTGCGACAGAAGTGGGATCTGGTTGTCGCTGACGAGATTCATCGTTGCAAGGCGCCCGGTGGTAAAGCCAGCCGGTATCTCGGCCGCCTAGCGAAAGCCGCACGGTTCCGCCTCGGGCTTTCCGGCACGCCGATGCCGCACTCCCCGCTCGACGTGTACGGCTACTTCCGCTTCATCGATCGAACGATATTCGGTTGGTCCTTCCATAAGTTCCGCCAGCACTATGCCGTGATGGGCGGCTTTCAGAACCACCAGGTCGTGGGCTACGAAAACCTCGACGAGCTGAACCGGAAGTTCTATTCCGTCACTTTCGCCTGCGGGAAGGATGTTCTTGATCTTCCGCCTGAAATGCACATCACCTACACATGCCAACTCGGTCCGGAGGGGCGTAAAGTTTATCGTTCGCTCGAACGGAATCTTATCGCCGAAGTACAGTCCGGTGAGATCACGGCGGCAAACGCGCTTGTGAAGCTGCTGCGGCTCCAGCAGATTACGGGCGGCAACATCCGGACCGACGAAGGGGCGGACGTACAAATCGATTCGGCGAAGATCAATCTCCTTCGCGACGTCCTCGAAGACATCGCGCCCGATGAGCCAGTGGTCGTCTTCTGCCGGTTTCACAAGGATCTCGATGCGGTGAGCCGCATGGCTATTGAAACAGGCCGCAGTTCGCTCGAACTCTCCGGGCGGGTCGACGATCTGAGGCGGTGGCAGGCGGGCGAAGCCTCTGTACTCGCGGTGCAGATCGAATCGGGCGGCGTTGGTGTCGATCTTACGCGCGCCCGTTACGCCCTCTATTACTCGTTGGGCTTCTCACTCGGCTCCTACGAACAAAGCCTCGCGCGCATTCACCGGCCCGGTCAAACCCGGCCCGTCGAGTACATCCACCTTCTCGCCGAGAGCACCATCGACGAAAAGATCATGGCCGCTCTGGCCCTCCGGGCGGATGTCGTCAATACCGTTCTCAAGCAGATGAAAGGACAAGCATGAACACCGAAGAACTGAAACGATTTGTCGCGCTCGAAGAGCAGCGGCACCAGCTAGAAGCCGAGATCGACACGATCAAGGCGGAAGCCGCGGAACTCGAAGGACGGCTGCTGCCGCAATTCGAGCAAAGCGGTACCGAGCGCATCGCAATTGACGGCCGCACGGTTTACGTGGAACGGAAACTGTGGGCCAAACCCAAAGACGGCGACAAGCCCGCTGTCTGTAAAGCCCTGAAGCGTTGCCACCTCGGTGACTACGTGGAGGAGACCTTCAACAGCAACAGCCTCAGCGCGTACGTGCGCGAACTGGACCGCGAGGAAAGGAAGATGCCGCCCACCCTCGCTGCGGTGCTCGATGTCAGTGAAGTTTACAAACTCAGAACAAGGAAAAGCTAATCATGCAAACGAAAGAAATCGCCAAACAAGAAACTGCGGTCAGCCCGTTCGTAATCTTCCACACGGAGCTAGCCGAAATCCACGAAGCCATCGAAGCAAACGTCGGGGACGCCGGCCTGACCGCCGCGGACTTTGAGCGCATCAAAGTGCCTGCAGGCGGCGGAATCGCCTGGAGCGTTCAGGGACTCGACGGCGAGGAGATGATCAAGGAACTCAGCGGGATCATCATCGCGTGGCGCGACACCCGCGCTTACTGGAGTCTGTCGATGGAGGAGTCGGAGGGCAACATGCCTCCCGATTGCTATTCGATGGACGCCCGAACCGGCGTCGGTAAACCGGGCGGCGATTGCCACAAATGTCCGCTCGCTCAGTTTGGGAGCGATCCGAAGGGCGGCGACGGCCAGGCCTGCAAACTCATCCGGCAGTTGTTCCTCATCCGCGAAGACAACCTGCTGCCGGAGATCGTCAACCTGCCGCCGAGTTCCGTGAAGCCCGCGCGCCAGTACCTCCTGCGCCTCGCGTCGAAGGGCGTTCCCTGCTACAGCGTGATCACGAGAATCGCTCTCGAGAAGACGAAGAACGGCCAGGGAATCGTTTATTCGAAGGCGGCACTGACCTCGGGCGGGCGGCTGACTCCCGAGCAGGCACAGCGCGCCAAGCAGTACGCCACGATGATCGACCCGTTCCTGAAATCGACACCGGCGATCCCAATGGCCGACGACCTCGCGGAAACGGCCGCCGGCGAAGTGGTGTAGCCGGATGGAGGCTGACCGGCAAGCCATCCGGCAGTTCATTGAGCGCGTCCATGGTCCCGAGCCGGCGGGTTGGCTGATTATCTGGACGCGCCAGGACAAAGCGACGCGAGCGTTCGCCCTCGGCGAAGAGGGCGCGCTCGCTCAGGCGGTGGAGTACTGCGCCACGAAGGCCTCCGCTTGCGACGTGTACGCCGCTGTTGGCCTCCAGCGCGAGAGGCCCGCCAATACCAGCCGGGGAGCGGAGCCTGGCGTGGCTTGCCTTCCCGGCTTCTGGGCTGATGTCGATATCGCGGGCGGCGCGCACAAGGCGCAAGACCTGCCGCCAAGCGAGGAGGACGCCCGCGGTCTTATCGATACCGCAGGCCTCGAACCGAGCGTCATCGTCCGCAGCGGGTTTGGACTCCAGCCCTATTGGCTGTTCCGCGAACCATGGATGATTGAGAGCGACGAAGAACGGCAGCGCCTGAAGTCGCTCTCGACCCGATTCCAGTTGAATCTGCGGCTGCGCGCCAATGTTCGAGGCTGGACGATGGATTCCACAGCCGACCTGTGCCGTGTGCTGCGGGTGCCCGGCACCTTTAATCACAAAGTCGATGGCGATGTCCGGATGGTGACCGCCGAATACGCGGACCGCGCCTACAGCCTCGATGATTTCGAGGATCTTCTCGCTGGCACAGAGGACCCCAGAGAATGCGGCCGGGAGCCTCTGCCACGCCCCGATCTGCTTCCGGCCAAACTGCCTCCGATCCTCGACGGCTGCGCGTGGATGCGCCACTGTCACCAGGACGGGGCTGCGCTCGCCGAGCCCGAGTGGTACCGGATGTTGACCGTGGTCGCCCGTTGTGAGGATTCTGAGCGCTGGGCGCACGACCTGAGCCAGAAATACCCGAAATATTCCCGGCAAGAGACGCAGCGAAAGCTAAAGCAGGCTTCGAGCGACAAGGTGGCGCCCGTGACCTGCGCCTATGTACAGTCGGATCTGAGCGGAGCGAAACATTGCGCAGACTGCCTGTTCCGCGGCAACGTGAACTCGCCAATCGCGATAGGGCGGATTGACGGCGTCGAAGACGTACCAGAATCAGAACCCGCGCCAGCCGAGGACCCGCCGGCACCGGAGCCACCAAAGCCGACCGAGGCCGCAGCGGCAAAGATCGAAAAATTTACCGACCTCGGAAATGCGCGTAGGTACGTCGCCCGGTACCGCGGCACGGTTCTATATTGCGACCTTTGGAATCGCTGGCTTGTGTGGGACAACATGCGGTGGAAAGAGGATCAAAAGCTTGAGGCAAACGCCCGCGCGGCCGACCTGATCCGAAGCCTCTATCCCATGGCAAAGAAGATCAAGGACGAAGACGAACGGAAGGCCTTTCTCCGTCACCTCATCAAGTCCGAATCTCATCGGTCCCTCGCGGCAATGGTCACCCTGGCAAAGGCGGACCGCACGGTAGCGAGGGAGCCCGACGACTTCGATAACGATCCGTGGCTGTGCGCGCTCAAGAACGGGACCCTCGATCTGCGGACCGGCCAGCTGCGGGCCCATGACCAGAAGGACATGATCACCAAACTCGCTCCGGTCGCCTACAACCCGGCGGCACGGTGCCCGAACTGGCTGGCCTTTCTGGACATGATCATGCTCGGTCGAAAGAGCCTGATCGATTTTCTGAAGCGGGCACTCGGTTCGAGCCTCACGGGAATTACCAGCGACAAGGCGATGTTCATCCTGTACGGACCCGGAGGCGATAACGGCAAATCGACCATGGTCGAGGTCATCGAAATGGTCCTCGGCAACTACGCCATGCGGACCCCGGTGGATACGTTTCTCAAGAAGCGCGAGGGGAGTATCCCGAATGACATCGCCCGTCTCCGCGGCGCCCGTTTCGTCTGGGCCGCCGAAAATGATCGCGGCGTCCGCCTTGCCGAGTCTCTGATCAAGGAAATGACGGGCGGCGACCGGATGGCTGCACGCTTCATGCGTGGCGAGTTCTTCGAGTTCATGCCCGCCTTCAAGATTTGGTTGGCGACGAACCACAAGCCAGTCATTCGGGGTGACGCAGCGATCTGGCGGCGCCTGAAGCTTGTGCCGTTCGACTACGTAATCACCAAGGACAAACAGATGAAGCGTCATGAGGTCATGGCGATGTTCCGCTCCGAACTCCCCGGCATCCTCAACTGGGCAATCGAAGGTTGTCTGGAGTGGCAGCGCGACGGCCTGGGCGTGCCGGATGAGGTCATCAACGCCACTCGGGAGTACGAGGCCGAGCAGGATACCTTCTCGATGTTTCTCGAAGAGAAGTGCGTGCGCGCCCAGAATGCGCGGGTGATGTCGCTGGCGTTGTATCGCGAATACAAGGCGTGGGCTGAGGAGCATGGAGAGACGCCGGCCAGTCACAAGACCTTCGCATCCCTGATGAGCGAGCGGGGATTTGCCAAGACCAAAACAATGAAGGGCGCTCTGTATTCAAGCGTCGGTTTGCGCACCGAAGAACACTACGACACCCCGAGGTCGAGTCATGCCGTTCAGGGGCAATCGCACTTCAAACACGATGACGACGGCGAGGAGCTATGAGAACAACCCGTCATGCCCTCTTCGCTAACTCTTTTCGAATCAGTAAACGCAAATGTCAGATGACGGGTTATGACGGATTCTCCGTATTATCGGCTTGCCGCGCGCACGCACACACACGCATTAGAGCCCTATATGCAAAAACCCGTCATAACCCGTCATTCGGCATAAACCCGTCATGGGAGGTCGACTGTGGAAATTGACGCTGTCCTCGGCCTACTGAACGAAGCTGACGTCTCGATTTGGCTGGACGCCGAGGGCAAGCTCCGGATCGATAAAGGCGCGTCGCCTGAGTTGAAAGAACTCGTCCGCGAACACAAGCAAGCGCTCATTGACCTGAGAACCGCCCTCGACCTGATGAACGGCACGGGCATCCGCATAATCCGTCTCCCGCTTGGCCACAATGCCCTGGCTTACCCGCTGGGCGCCGACCTGGATCAGATTCGCCGGGCGATGAAAGTCCTCGGCCATGAATCGATGCCGCTCGTCATCAACGATGAGGGCCTTCGCTCCATGTCATGGCACGAATGGCAGATGCGCCAAAGTGTGTGGACGCGGGAAGACCGCGACGCCTACCTTCGCCGGCGCGAGGCTGAGCAAAACAAGCCAAGGCTCGGGAGGAAATCGGCATGACGAGCGAACGCGCGATTGTGAAATCGATCCTGACATACCTGAACTCACTGCCTGGCTGCCTTGCCCGGAAGCGCTGGGGCGGCGGCATGGGCGTTGCCGGCGAACCCGATATCGACGCCTGCCTGCAGGGACGCTGTGTTCAGCTCGAAGTGAAGCGGCTCGGCGAAGACGCCACTCCATTGCAGGCAAAGCGTCTCGAAGAATGGCGTCGCGCCGGCGCGCTGATAGGAGTTGTCCACAGCGTCGCCGAAGTCCGGTCCCTTTTGATGGCGGAAAAAGTATTTTCAAAATAGTTCGACAATCTGCCGTGGCTGGCTGGTATCAGTAATTGAAAGCTCGGTTCGACAGGGCTGGCGCAAGAGCGCACCCTCCGAAGGACTCTCTTCAGCAGTTGATATCCGAGAGACGGGACTCTCTTCAAAACTCCTTCCCCTTTTTGCTGTACCCGAAGTGTGCCCGAATGAAGCCCACCGACAAGATCCCCTGTTACGCGCCCGACGGGCGTTCGCTTGGCTTCCGCACGATGGAGGCGGCGAAGAACCTGATCGCGAGGGGCTTCGTGAAACCGTCCTACGGGCGCAAAGGGCATCTCAAGGCGATTTGGCTGCTCGCCGAGGACGGCAGCAATCCCGTCCCCACACACGCTCCGCCGGGTACGAAATACAGCAGCTTGCAGAATCTCGAAAACGGCGGGCGCTGTTGGAAACTACGCCGACTCGATCAGCGCGGAGACGACGGGGAGATGGTCAACACGCGCAGCATCTTCCTGCAGGTAGTCACAGATTGTCTGGTGCCGTGAAAGCCAACCGCAAGAAGAAGGGCGGCCGGTTTGTGGCTTGGGCTCGCGGTGCGTTCCTTCCACGGGGAACGATGGCGCCAGCGAAGAAGCCCGCAGCGCACGGAGCTTTTGTGCGTGCGGCAGGCGGCGCAGTTCGAAGTTTGCATGAGGAGTTAAAGAGTGAGTGAGCAACAGCACCACTGGCTTCGCACCGTGGTCTGGGTCTGCGTGGCAGGCGTGATCACGTGGCGGTTGGCGGATGAAATCAGCATAAGCTCTGCTACCCAGGGCGAAAGAATTGTTGTGGCCGTCAACACACAGGGCTCACTTTTGAAGACCGCCGTCGTCGATGCCGTCAATTCGGCGAAGAGCGACGCCCGATCGGAGATCACGAAAGTGACCGATCCGCTTGCTGTCACGGTCAAATCGTACGGTCGGCTGGCGGACGCGGCGACCGCAAAGGTGGATGAACTCGACGTCGCCGGCGTCGTGGCGGCGGTGCGGGAACCGCTGGCTACGACTGCAGACGCGATTGCAGCAACATCCAAAGACCTGCATGATGAGCGCGTTTTGGGGAAGTTGGGCAACGCGGCTGCCAGTGTGAGTGCCCTGAGCGATGCGCTCGGTCCCGAGTCTGCGCAGATCGCCGCCGGCGCAGTGGCAGCAATGCTTCCGATCCAGTCGAGCGCCGAACAAGTGTCAGCGGCCCTGCCCGATTTCGTGGACTGCTATCGGGACGGGTTCGGCAACCCGGACTGCCTGCAGGCGCGGTGGGCGGAGATCTCACGGTCGATCACACGCATCGCGGACGCGATCGACAAATGGATCGAACGGCTCACGGCACCAGCGTCGACGAAAGCCCAGATCAAGGCGTGGGTCCAGCTCTTTCTCGGCCTCGGCGCGCGAATCGGTGCCGGGACTTTATAACGAACGGAACTCTGGAGTGGGCCAGATCCCCACGGTTAGACGAACGAAAGGAAACAATGAATCCCGATCTCATCACCGCACTCAATGCGGCGTTCACGAAGTTTGAAGGCACGCTCACACAGACAGCCTCCGACACCAATACCCTCAATGGTCTGCAGCAGACCGATACCGACGCGAAGGCCGCAATCGCTGTCGCTAAGGCGAAGGTCGATGCAGCCGTGCAGAACCAGTTGGCAACAGCGGATGCACTCGCCAAACAGCAATCGGCAATCACGGCGGACAGCCTGCAAACCGGACAGGCCGCAAAGGAGTTGTCGGATGCGGCGCTGGCTATCAGCGTTGCATTGCTTCCTCCGGCAGTTCCCACAGTGGCCACGACCGCAGCCTAAGCCTTCACCTCAAACCGGGGCGGCTCATCCGCCCCACAACTTTCAAAAACGGAGATCTCAAAAGATGAACAAATTCCTCATGATTCTGAAGCTGTTTCCCGTTGTCCTCGGCGCCGTCAAGGCAGTTGAGGAATCCATCCCGCTGCCGGGAGAACGGAAGAAGAAACTCGATTTGGTCCTTGACGTCGTTCAGCAGGCTTACGATGGCTCCGCCGAGTTGGCGCAGTCCTTCTCGTGGGACAAGCTGGTTGCGGTCGTTGTGCCGATGATCGGAAACATAGTCAACCTGCATAACGATCTCGGTCTGTTCGCGAAGCCCGCAGCGACATCCAAAGCCGCCTGAATCGCGCGGTGCCAGCGGGAACTGGCAGATATAGAGGCAGAGATCCGCAGCCGTAATCCCGATCTGCAGGGTCTCTGCCTCGCGCTGGCCGACTGGTCAGCCGAACTACGAATCCTTGAGAGACAGCCATGGACGAACAAATACTGAGAATCATCATCCCGGCTGCCGGCCTCATCTCTGGACTGATCGGTGCTTACGTCGGTCTCCAGAACCGCGCGTTGCTTGCCGAGGTGCGCAAGGAACTCGCTGAGTTGGAGAACCGCATCATCCTGCGGATCAACGGAACGTACGTTCGCACCTCAGAGGGCAAACTGCGTGATGACGTCATGCAGGCGCGGATCGAACTGATGGCAGCGGAGATTCGGAACCACACGAGTCCCTGATGCCGAGCGCACCGAAGCGTCCCTGCAGTTCACCTGGCTGCCGTGCTCTCTGCGAGGAAGGCTCGTTCTGTCCAGAGCACCGGCGGCAGCAGGACAAGCGGAGAGGGACGCCACCCGAGCGCGGCTACGACGCGGACCACCGCAAACTGCGTCTCCTCTGCTTCCAACGAGACGCATGGCGATGCGTCGATTGCGGGTGGGAACCGGATATCGTGGCGGACTGCCGGCGCTTCGAACTGGGCGACCCACCTTTATATAAGGTTTTGGACGAATTGCGGCAGCGGCTCAATCGCGGAGAGCGGCACTTACATGCCGACCACCAGATCCCGATCGCAACCCGGCCCGATCTGAGGCTGGTGCTGGACAACCTCCAGACGCTCTGCGACCGGTGTCACAACCGCAAGACGAGGCGGGAAAAGGATGGGAGCGCGCCGGGGGCGGTCTAAATACCTGGCAACAAAGGGAATTTTACCGCTGCGACCCTTTCTGTGATAATCCGCGAATTAGAAATTTTCGTTTCTTGAAATGCGACCGGGAAGAAAACCAACGCCGGTCAAGGCGCAAATCGCCGCCGGGGACCCCCGAAAGAAGGGCGTCCACAAGTTGGAACAGCAACTCGCGGCGGAGCCGAAAGCCTCGCGGGGCTTGCCTCCGTGCCCGAAGCACCTGAAGGGCCGGGCTCGCGCGGCCTGGACCTTCTGGTCGCGGGAGTTGGAGGCGATGACCATCGATTGCCGCCCCGATGCCCACATGCTGGAGGGCGCTTGCGTCGCTTACGATGCCGCCGTGGACGCCTACGAAACGATCCTGAAACAGGGCAGGCTGATCGCGAAGAAGTCGCTGGACCCGACTACGAACAAGCTGGTTGTCGTCGATGTGAAACCCCACCCCGCCGTGCGGCAGGGAAATCAGGCGTGGGCGCTGATGCGCTCGTTCTGTTCGGAGTTTGGCTTGTCGCCGGTGAGCCGGATGCGGCTTGCGATTGAGAAGGAAGACGGCGGGGATGCGGACCTGCTGGAACTACTGGGGCGACCAAGAGAGAAGCGGACGGTTGTCGTGCAGTGATTCCTACTTGCCCACCCAGGTGAGCAGGTGGTTCGATTCGGTGATGAGGCCAGCCTGTTTCAAAACGCCGATGACCTGTTCGTACTGCTCCAGGCTTAACTTGCTCATGAGGTGGGCATACAGGTGGCCGGAGGGAACTTCGCCCAGTTCGCGGATCGTGTCGGCCACCGCCCCCAGGATTCCGAGGGCGGCCTTTACGTCGTTCTGGGTCGCGATCACCGCGCACCTCCCCAGAACTTGAAGGCCGTGGGCCGCAGGGCGGTCATGATGCCGTTGCGGATGCTGTACGCCGAGTAGCTTTGCTGCCCGGTGTAAGGCCCGGTCTCTATGATTCCCGATTCGTAGATCGTGACCATATCGTCGCCCTTGCGGAACGAGATGCCCAGCTTGGTTTTGACATCTCGGGTGATGCGGGCGATTCGCGGGTTCTTCATGCCGAAGAGCGCGGCTATCTCTGTGGGGGTTGGTTGCTGCGTGGCTTTGTTTTGCATCGTGATCACAGCTTCGCTCTAGCGTCCGGCACAAGCAAGTTAATCGGCTGAATCTAAAGCAGATACATGAAACTCGACCTCTGGCCCATCGATAGGCTGATCCCCTACGCGAGGAACGCAAGGAAGATTCCGCAGGCCGCTGTCGACAAGGTCGCCGCCAGCATCAAAGAGTTCGGCTGGCGGCAGCCAATCGTGGTGGACTCCGACCGTGTCGTCGTTGCCGGCCACGTGCGCCTTCTGGCCGCCCAGCAACTGGGCGAGAAGAAAGTCCCCGTCCACGTTGCGACCGGGCTTACACCTGAACAGATTCAGGCATTTCGCCTGATGGACAACCGCAGCCATGAGGAGACTGGTTGGGACCTTGAGCTTCTGGGGCTGGAGATGGCCGAGCTTCAGGAGTTGAACGTCGAAGTCTCGCTGACCGGCTTCGATGCCGGTGAGATTTCAAAGTTGATCGATTCGAAGCCGGAATCCGCTGAGCCGGTCGAGAAGGCCGGCGAGACTGCTCCCGAACCGCATCGGTGCCCGAAGTGTGGATATCCGGTGGAGACGGACAGCCTGCCATGAAGGCCAAGGCTATGAAGGTCGAGTTGTGGCCGATCGACAGGCCTGTCCCTTATGCACGGAACGCGCGAACCATCACTCCTGCGGCGGTGGCCAAGGTGGCGGCATCGATTCAGGAGTTTGGCTGGCAGCAACCCATCGTTGTCGATTCGGACGGCGTGGTCATTGCCGGGCACGCGCGATTGTTAGCGGCTCGCAAGCTGGGGTTGATCGAGGTTCCTGTCCACGTCGCAGATAATCTGACGCCCGCGCAGGTCAAGGCGTACCGGCTGATGGACAACCGGAGTCATCAGGAAACGTCCTGGGACGGGACACTGTTGGCCGGGTGTCTCGCCGAGCTTCAAGCCGCGGATGCCGACCTCGCACTGACAGGCTTCAATTCCGACGAGATCACAGCTTTCCTCATGGACGGGACTGCCGCAGCCTCGGCACCTGAAGAATTCAAAGAGTACGACGAAACCATATCCACGGAGCATGAGTGCCTCAATTGTGGGTATCGATGGAGTGGTAAAGGTTCGCAGGCAGAGTAATCGATGGGCGTCCGAGTTATGCACCACACGAACGGCCAGCACCACAGCCAGGGCAACGTGCTCAATCGCGCCTGTCCGACGGTCAAGGGCCGCTCGGCTGACCTCTCCGTTCAGACTGACGACCAGCCAGAGTTCATGCCCAGCCCGGCAACAGCAGACAAGCCGATCTATCGCGTGCCGTCGATGGCCGAGGTCGCGGCTATCCCGTGGAACGGTTTCACAGTAGCGTCAACATTCTCGGGAGCCGGCGGCTCCTGCCTTGGTTACCGCATGGCTGGCTTCAAGGTCGTATGGGCGAATGAGTTCGTGCCTGCGGCGCAGGAATCGTACCGGGCGAACATGAGTCCGGATTGCATTCTGGACACCCGCGACATTAAGACGGTGACCGCTGAGGGGATACTCGCGGCGACGGGCCTGAAGGCCGGCGAATTGGACCTCTTCGACGGTTCCCCTCCGTGCCAGGCATTTTCGACCGCGGGCTCACGCGAAAAAGGGTGGGGCAAGAAGAAGACCTATGAGCATGGCGCCCAGCAGTGCAACGAGACGCTCTTTGATGAGTACGTACGCCTGCTTCGTGGACTCCAGCCGAAGACGTTTGTCGCCGAGAACGTGAGCGGCCTGGTGAAAGGCACGGCGAAGGGCTGGTTTCTCGATGTCCTCAAGTCGTTGAAAGCTTCCGGCTACCGCGTGAAGGCGAGGCTTCTTGATGCTCAGTGGCTCGGCGTTCCGCAGATGCGCCAACGGATCATCTTCGTTGGTGTGCGCGAGGATCTCCGGCTGGACCCGGTTCACCCGGAGCCTCTCCGATACCGCTACTCCGTGCGCGATGCGCTGCCGCATCTGACTGCCTGCAAAACGACCGCGCACGGCTTCACCAAAGAGAGCGACCTGAATCTTCACGGCCCGGCACCTTCCGTGACTGCATCCGGAGGGGCTGCCTACACCGGACACCAGGTGCAGTCCGCAGAATTGCTGCCGGGCGATGCTTTCCCCGTCACGGAGTTGACTGGCCGTATTGGCTCGAAGTTCAAACGAAAACGGATCAGTCTCGATGGACCGCTCAACACCGTGAATGCGCAGGGCGCGGGCGTCCAGCGATTCGAATTGTCCGGCCGCGCCGTTCACAACACCGGGACTCCCGGTTGGAGCGCGGGCGACATCACCGACCGACCTGCACCCACCGTCACGGTTGGAAGCATCAGCCGTGATGGCGGTGGGAGCAGTAACCATTTCCATGTCGTGACTGCAGCCGAACGGCGGAAGTTTACGATTGCTGAACTGAGACGCATCTGCGCTTTCCCGGATGACTTTATCCTGACCGGGACATATGCGCAGCAGTGGGAGCGGCTCGGAAATTCCGTTCCCCCGCTGATGATGAAGGCAATCGCCGAGACGATCAGAGACAAGGTACTGGCGCGATGAAGATTGAACTCTGGCCGATTGAGAAGGTGATTCCGTACGCGCGGAATGCCAGAACGATCACCGCGGCCGCGGTCGATAAAGTCGCGGCGTCGATTCAGGAATACGGCTGGCGCCAGCCAATCGTGGTCGATGCGCAGCGTGTGATCATCGCAGGCCACACCCGGTTGCTGGCAGCACGCAAGCTGGGGCTCACCGAGGTTCCGGTTCATGTCGCGGACAATCTGACGCCCGCACAGGTGACGGCGTACCGGTTGATGGACAATCGGAGCCACGACGAAACCTCGTGGGACTTCGAACTGCTCGGGCCCGAGCTGCTCGACCTTCAGAACCTCGGCTTCGGCAACCTGGAGTTGACCGGATTCGACGGGCAGGAGATCGCCGACTTCCTGGCCGGTGCGGCGTCGCCAGGCCAGGACGGCCAAACGCCCGACGACGACGCACCGGCCCTGCGTGAGGCCGCTGTGGCGCAACCCGGCGAGCTGTGGCTGCTTGGACAACACAGGCTGCTTTGCGGGGATGCGATGATCATGGCCGATGTAAAACGGGTGCTCACCGGAACTCGTGCGGACCTGGTGGTGATCGATCCGCCATATAACGTCAATTACGAGGGCGCTACAAAAGAGAAGCTCAAGATTCAGAACGACCAGATGGCCGACGCGGCCTTCTATCAATTCCTGCTGAAGGCGTACCAGAACCTTGTCGGGGTCACGAAGGAAGGCGCGGGGATCTACGTGTTTCACGCCGACACCGAGGGTGCCAACTTCCGGCGCGCGATGGTGGACTCTGGCTGGAAGATGGCCCAATGCTGCGTGTGGGTGAAGCAGACGCTGGTAATGGGTCGGCAGGATTACCACTGGCAGCACGAGCCGATCCTTTATGGCTGGAAGCCCGGTGCGTCACATCGCTGGTTCACGGACCGGAAGCAGACGACGGTGTGGAACTTCGACAGGCCCGCGCGGTCGAAGGAACATCCGACGATGAAGCCGGTGGACCTGATCGCCTATCCGATTCTGAACAGCAGCCGAAACGGTGATGTGGTGCTAGACACTTTCGGCGGATCGGGTTCAACGCTGATTGCGTGCGCGAAACACGGCCGCGAAGCGCGGCTGCTGGAAATCGACCCGAAGTATTGCGATGTGATTATTCGGCGGTGGCAGGAGTGGAGCGGGGAGAAGGCCCACAACGAGGAGGGCCAGTCTTTCGAGGAGGTCTCAAATGGCCGGCTGGCTGCAGATTCCTCGGCAAAACCGACGGCTGAAAGGCGTTAGAATGAGGTGGGATACTGGTTAAGATGGAAGCGACTGTGCAATTACCCGAGGCCCTGGCCCATCGTTTGGAAAGGCTAGCCGAGGAAGAAGGGACCAGCCTTGATGGTCTCCTCCGACGGCTAGTTTCTGAACATGTTGAGCGCCGCGGACCGGTGTCCGGGCATCGGTCGGTGCCCCGCAAAGACGTCCGCTTCCCGCTGATATCTAAAGAGGAAACGGGTGTGATCCAGCCCGTGACAGGCGCGGATATCGACGAGATCTTCGCCCTCGATGACATCGCTTCCGGACGTTAATCTCCTGTTGGCTCTCGTGGCGGCGGGACATACCCATCATGCCGCTGCCCGTGAATGGTTCGAAACACGCGAGAGCGACTCAGTTGCAGTCTGCCGCGTAACGCAGATGGGCCTGTTGAGACTTCTGACGAATCCAAGGGTCCTGCCGTCAGGCGTCTATTCGATTGATAGGGCGTGGGACATTGCAAATGAAGTTCTGGCGGACAGGCGCGTCTTCTTTGAATATGAGCCGCCCGAACTGGATGGCGTCTGGATCAGCCTGATGAGGCATAAGTCAGCTGGCTCGAACAGTTGGACGGATGCTTACCTCGCAGCCTTCGCCAGACAGTGCGATTTCGAAATGGTCACGTTTGACCACGGATTCAGCCGGTGGGGAGAGTCGGCGGTGACTATCCTCAATCGGCCTCCAGCTTAGCCGGAGCCAGCGCGAGTCGGCCAGTTGCGATGGCCGCATCGAGTTCATCGACATCAGCGGCGGTCAGATGCGGCGGTTCGCGCATCGCCTGCAGGATCGCTTTGGCGTTCCCTCGCCAGGATGCGACGTCGTCGGAGGCCGGATTTCGATCAGCGTTCATGGAACCAGTTTGACTCATCTGCTGGCAGGTGACCGTCAAAGGGCCTCAGTATCTGAGCCCTAGTTCGTCAACCCCGGTGCGGTCTCCGAGGGCCGCGAGGACTTGGGCGAGTTCTTCGTTGATGTGGCCGAGGTCGCCGACGTAACCCCAGTCGCTGGGTTCGGCGGCCTGTCTGGTGTGGTGTTCGGAGAGGCGGGTGGCGATGCGCTTCAGAAGGTCCTGCGCTGTTGTCGCGTTCTGGCTGTAGGCGGCTGCGGCGGTCTTTGTCGTGTTCTTCATTGTTGTTCTCCCTGCATGACGATTGATCACTCGGTTCGCCTAACGGATCAAGCGAATTCCGCAACAACGACGAAAAAAGCCGCCGGGGTGGAAAGCCCCGGCGGTAGGAAGGAATCAACATCGTGGCGTTCAGCCTTTCAGTGAGTAGACCCGCTCCCCGGACTCGCCCTTGGCGGATATTACCGTCAGGCCGTGCTTCTTCGCGAGGGAACCGCCCGCGCTCATCAGCGCCCGCGTGGTGTGCTGCTGCCAGCCCATCTCGGCCATGATCTCCTTGAGCGTTACGCCGCCTCCGCGTTTCAGCATCTCGATAATGCGGCTGGTCTTGCTGCCCTCACGCGGGCCTGCGGCTGCCGTGGCGGCAAGGGGCGTTTCCTTCGGCTCCGCGGCGTTGTCCCCGGCGGGAGCCTCCTCGGGCGCGACGTCGGGCGTTTGTGGCGCAACGGGCTCGACCGTGGGAGCCGGTGTCGCTTCGCCGAGGCTCTGAAGGGCCTTCCAGATGCGTTCGGTGGCTGTCTTGCGGCTGGTGAACTTCGTTACGGCCTTGACGCCGGGCAGGCTGTTCCATATCTCAATCAGCCGCTTGTTGTCCGCGCCGATCAGGTCGGCGAATTGTTCTTCTGTGGCGAAGACCCCGGCGTCGGTATCGCGGGCTGCCTTGCGGGAGGCGTGGACGGCGATGTTGTTCTCGGCGTCGATCGTAAAGTGTTTCATCTTTTTCTCCTTGCGGGGACTCTGTCGCCGCGATCACATTCATCGCTCCGCTCGGAAACACAAGCAAGTTAATTCTGCGGCCGGGCGCAAGAAACCTAAATCGATGTGCCCTTCTCCGAGCAGCACGCAACCGCAGCCTGTAACTTTTTCGAACTTGTACTGAAGCACAGTGCGGACGAATGGTACGGCCAGCCGTTCCTTCTTTGCCCCTGGCAGGAAGAGGCGCTTTGTCAGATCTTCGGCCAACTGGACGAAGCAGGAAACCGAATCATCGAAATGGTCTACATCGAAACGCCCAAGAAATCCGGCAAGACGGAATTTGCCGCCGGTATTGTGCTGTTCGTGCTGCTGACGAGTCACCTGCAGGGATGCCAGGTCTACGGCGCCGCCTCCGCGACACGCCAGGCGATGAACGTTTACCGCGCTGCCTGCAAGATGGTCGAGCAATCGCCTCTGTTGAAGAAGCGCCTGCGGGTCCTTCGCGGCACGAACCGGATCGTGAAGCGGTCGGACCCCGACTCCTTCTATGCAGCGATTGCGGCCGACGGCGACGTGGGGGATGGTGTCAATCCGGCGTGCGTGATCGCGGACGAGCTCCACCGCTGGAAGACCCGCAAGCAGATTGAGAATTGGGACGTCCTGTCGAACGGCGGCATCACGCGGCAGCAGACACTGACCATCGCGATCACGACGGCGGGCGTGCAAAACGAATCGCCTCTTGCGTGGCGGCTGCACGAAAAGACCCGCAAGGTCGAAGAGGGCATCGTTTCCGATCCGAAGTTTTACGGCCGGATCTATGGCGCGGCGAGAGAAGACGACCCCGCGGCCCCCGAGACATGGATCAAGGCGAATCCCAGCCTGAAGCAGAACGGTGGTTTTCTCGACATCGCGAAGATCCGCGACCAGTATGTCTCGCACGCCGCGGAGGGAGATCTTACATCGTTCAAACGCTACTTCCTGAATATGTGGGACCAGAAGGAATCGCGCGCCATCGATTTGGTCCTGTGGGATGCCTCCCGAGGCGACTGGGAGGCTGGCGGCCTTCTGCCGAAAGCGCCCGACGACGTGATCCGCCTGTTGCCCCGCGATTTACTCAGGCACTTCATCAAACGCCGCTGCTGGGCCGGGGTCGATCTTTCGATGAGCACCGATCTTTCCGCAGTGGCTTTCGTGTTTCCTTGCGATGACGGCGGCTACGACATCCTGCCCTTCTTCTGGACGCCCGCAGCGAAGGTGAGGCAGCGGCAACTCCGAGACGGCATGCCGTACCAGCAGTGGGCGGAAGAAGGGTTTATCGAACTCTCGCCGGGCAGTGTGATCGATTACCGCGACGTCAGGGCGCGCATCGAATGGGGCGTCCATATGTTCGACGTTCAGGAGATCTGCTTCGATCCGTGGAACTCCCGCGAGATGTCGGTGCCGATGGTCGAGGAAGGATTTCCGTGCATCGAGGTTCGCCAGGGATTCCAGACGCTGTCCGAGCCGTCGAAGAAGTTGCTTGAACTGGTGGCGTCTGCGCGGCTTTATCACGGGGGCCACCCGGTATTGCGCTGGAACGCAAGCTGCCTGAATGCCAAATGGGCCAACGACAACCTGATGTTCTCGAAGCCCGACCGGGAGAAGAACTCGTCCCGCATTGACGGAATCTCGGCGGCAGTGAACGCGTTGCACCGCGCGCTGGTGATGGAGAGCAAGACGGTGACTTACACCGGGCTCCGGAGCGTCGGCTAGATGTTTCCCGAGATCACGTCGCGTCTGAAAGGGCTCTTGGATGGATTCGATATGAAGCCTGTCTCCCTCAACCTGAAGGCCGGCGGCTTCAGCTTCGACGCAGTCAACGTAGGCTGGTACGCCCGCAATGGGTATCCCGGCATCTACTCGATCATGTCCGGCGGCATGCCCGCGTGGTCGGGCGAAGTCGTCAGCCTTGAGACGGCGCTGAACCATTCCGTGGTGTGGGCCTGCACGCGCCTCATCAGCGAATCGACCGGCTTCATTCCGCTGGTTATGTTGCAGCAGAAGGACGGGGTCAAGAGTCCTGCCATTGACCATCCGATGTTCACGGCCATGCGCAACGCGCCGAGCGAAGAAATGACGGCGATGACGTTTCGGGAGACGCTGACCAGCCACTGTCTTTTGCAGGGAAACGCCTACGCTCAAATCTTCCGCCGCAGCGGTACCGGCGAAGCCATCGAACTGCACCCTCTGCTGCCGTCGCAGGTCCGTCCCGACCGCGAACGTGGTGGGCAGCATCGTCTTATCTACCTGGTAAAGGATGGCAACAGCCCCGAGAAGACATTTACGGTCGAGCGAAACAAGCCTCACGACCTGCTGCACATCCGCGGAATCGGCGCGACGGGGATCTCCGGCTTCTCGGTCATCACCATGGCGCGGCAGTCGATCGGTACCGCAATTGCGGCCGAGCGGAACGTGGGGCGGTTCTTCGCCAATGGCGGGCGTGTTCCCTACCTGCTGGAGCATGCGCAGAAGTTCAAGAACGACGCCGACTTCGACAAGTTCCGCGACGACTGGGAGAAGACCTACCAGCAGGCGCACAAGGCACCGATCCTCGAAAACGGCCTGACCTACAAGCAGATCGGGCTGAGCATGCAGGATTCGCAGATGCTCGAAACGCGTCTATTCGACATTCACGAGATCTGCCGCTGGTTCCTGGTCTCGCCGCATCTGGTGGGCGATCTCTCCCGTGCGACGTTCTCGAATATCGAGCAGCTTGCTCTCGAGTTCGTGAAGATGACGCTCAGCGCGTGGATAACTCGGTGGGAACAGGAACTCTGGCGTTGCGTGCTGACGCCGGAAGAGAAGACGCAGGGCTACTTCTTCAAACACAATCTGAACGCCCTGCTGCGCGGTGACTTCCAAAGCCGCATGGCGGGCTACGCCACGATGCTGCAGAACGGCGTCGCGAGCGTGGATGAAATCCGCGATCTCGAAGACTGGAACATGCTGCCCGATGGCATCGGTGCCGACTATCACATCCAGCTCAACATGCAGCCGCTGCCGGCCAATCACGTGCCCGGCGCCACTCAGGGCACCGGCCTCGTGCGGCTCGGCAGTAAACCGAAATCGAACTGACAAAAGGAGCCGCTCCATGGCAATCAAGCACAAGAACAATCTCCGCATGGAGATCAAGGAGATCTCGGCGGACGGTTCGTTCACCGGGATGCTGAGCGTCTACAACGTTGTCGATCTCGGGAAGGATCTGGTTGAACCGGGTGCCTTCACCAAGACGATCAAGGATCACGGTAATGAAGTGCCGATGCTGTGGCAGCACAAGCCCGACGTGCCGATCGGTACCCTCACCCTCGAAGACGGCCCCGACGCTCTGCACGTGAAGGGGCAGCTTCTCATGGAGCTGCCCGAGGCGAAGAAGGCTTACCTCCTTATTAAGGCGCGCATCGTCAGAGGCCTGTCGATTGGCTTTGACACCGTGAAGGAAGTTCTGGATGGCGGCATCCGCCGGCTGAAAGAGCTTCGCCTGTATGAGGGCAGCATCGTGACCTTCCCGATGAATGAAGCTGCGCAGATCACCAGCGTCAAACATCTCGCCGAGCGAAAAGAAGATTTCACGACCGAGCTTGCGGAACTCCAGCTTCAGGATGCCGGTTACCAGATGTGGTGCGCTCTCCGCAATGCGCTCTGTTCGATTCCCTGGAGCGGCCTTTCCCGCGAGGAGAAACTCGCAGCCGCGGCCGCCACCCTGGAGCAGTTCACTGCGGCGTGGATGGATTACCTGCCCGCGTATCTCGACTGGCTCACGGAAGAGTACGGCGACATGGAGACCGCGAGCCGGAAGCGTCTCGAAGCGAAGGCACTCCAGTTGAAGGAAGGCCGACGGATCAGCGCGGTCACGAAGAGCCAGATTACCCAGGCGCACGAGCACGTGAAGAGCGCCTCCGATCTCCTGATTGCACTTTTGGACGGGGAAGCCGACGACGTCGACGAGACCGACGATGACGTCGCTTCCAAGTCGAAAGCCGCGGCGGATACCAAGCCCGAGCCGGTGCCAGACCACTCGGCAGCAAGTAGCCTCCTTGACTCAATCAAGGCGATGATCCCCGCGTAAGGGGAAATCCGAAACCGAAGGACCAGACATGAAACCGCTCGAACAACAACTCGCAGAGCTGAAAGAACAGCTCGCCGGCCACTTCGACAATGCTGCCAAAGAACAGAAGGCTCTTGGCACCGTGCTCGAAAAGACTCAATCCAAAATCACCGCGCTGCAGGCACAGGCCGACGCCATCGACGTCAGGCTTGCCGAGCGCAAGGCTGCGGAAGTTCCTCAGCCCGGCGTGCTCGAAGTTCTGCAGGCCAATGACAGCGTGAACCGCCTGATGAAGGATCGCGGCGGCCGCGCCGTGGTCACGCTCGAAGGCAAACACGTCCGTGAACTGATGGGGCGCAAGACCACGATCACATCGAGCGCCGTCGGCGTTGCCACGACCGGCGTCCTGCAGATCGACCGCATCGCCGGGATCACGGCCGAAGCCCGTCAGGTGCTGACGGTTCGCGATCTTCTGTATGCGCGTCCCACCACGATGCAGGTCGTCGATTTCGTCAAGGTGAATGCGCCCATGGCCATCGCCTCGCCGCAGGTCGAAGCCAGCGCCAAGGCGGAGAACGCCGTGACGTTCACGTCGGTGTCCGAAAAGGTCCGCACCATCGCGACGTGGATTCCGGCGTCGAAACAGATCCTCGACGACTTCACCGAGCTGATGGGGTTCATCAACTCCACGCTGCCGTACTACGTGAACCTGGCCGAGGAGATCCAGCTTCTCTCGGGCGATAACACGGGCGAGAATTTGCACGGCCTGATCACGCAGGCGGCTGCCTTCAACACCGGCCTGTTGTCTTCGAGCAAGGGCTGGAACAAGATCGACATCGTTGGCCGTGCCGTCCAGCAGATCACGGGCGCGAAGGAGCTCGATCCGACCTTCATCGTTCTGCACCCGAACGACTGGTGGGAGATGCGTTTGACCAAGGACGGCTTCGGGCGGTACATCCTGGGCGATCCCCAGACCAATGCGCGCCCGTCGCTGTTCGGTCTCGATGTCGTCTACACGACCAGCATCGCGAACGGCACCTTCCTCATCGGCTCCGGAAACCCGGTTGCCTCGGAGATTCGCGACCGCATGGAGATGCAGATCGAGTTCTCGACCGAGCATCAGGACTTCTTCACCAAGAACCTCGTCGCGGTCCGTGGTGAGAAGCGCGTCGTTCTGGTCGTCAAGCGTCCGAACAGCTACATCAGCGGTTCGTTCACGACCAGCCCGGCCTAATACCGAGTTACCCCGCCGCTAGCGCGCTAAACGCCTGGCGGCGGGGCAGTTCAGAGGAAAACCCAAATGCGAGTGATAGCGAACCGGCAACTGGCCGGTAATTACGGCGTCGTAACCACGGGGCAGGAGTTCGACGCCGACGAGGATGTCGCGCGCCAGTTACTTCGTGCGGGCCTTGTGAAGAGGCCGGACCCGCCGGCCATGGTCTATGAGACGAAGGTAATCGTCCCCGAGGCCCCGGAGGCGGCTCCGCGGGATGTCTTTCGTGACGTGTCTCTGCCTGACGCGGAACCGGCTGGAATGGCTGCCGAGAGCCATCGAGAGCTTTCAGGGGCAGACGTTCACACGCCGCGAACTGATGATTCTCGCGGACGGACAGGACGTAAGCCATCTGGTTCCGGAGGACGATCCGCGAGTCAGGCTGATTCATCTGGACGGCAGACCTGAGGTTGGAGCGAAGCGAAACTACGGATGCGAGCGCGCGGCGGGCGAGATCATCGCCCATTGGGATGACGACGATTATTCGGCTCCCGAACGGCTCGCCGATCAGATTCGACGACTTCGTGAGAGCGGGAAGGCCGTTACGGGCTTTCATTCCATGCGTTTCACCGATGGCGTCCGGTGGTGGAAGTACGAAGGCACCCGCAATTACGCGCTCGGCACGTCGCTGTGCTACCGGCGGGACTGGTGGAGCACTCACCGTTTTCCCGTGCTTCAGGTCGGCGAGGATAACCAGTTCGTCGCCGCGGCCCACGCCGCGGGCGAACTTGTAACGGCAGACGCGGGCGATCTGATGTACGCGACAAATCACTCCGGGAATACGAGCCCGCGGAAGCTGGGCGATAACTGGAAACCGATTTACGGAAATCAATGAAATCGAAAGGACAAAAATGAAGAGAGGCCTAATCGGGTTCGTCTTCCTACTGCCGCTGGCCCTGGCTCAGCGACCGCCGACCGGTGGCCAGATCGTCGGGGTGTCGGGCAACGGGAATACTTCCGTCACCAGCACGGGCGCGCAGACGCCAGGAGCCTGCGTTGTTATCGACGCAAACGGTAACCATGTCGCCGGGCTGTGCAACGCCGTAAGAAATCACCAGAGCCAACTCCCCGGCGTGTTGGCGAATGGGACCGATCAAACCCTTTTCACGTACAGCGTCCCGGCGGGCACGATGGGCGCGGCCGGGTGCATTCATGCGGAGTTTGCATTCCAGCAATCGGCTGGCGGCGGAACTCCTAAGTTCTGGTTTGGATCGACCGCTGTCACTATTTACCCTGGCAGCGGCGACACTAGCGTCTGGATCACGAGCGTTCGGGTTTGCAATAACGCGGGTGCGACGGGAGCGCAGCAGATCGTCGCAAACGTGATCGCCTACGCCGGGGCCAATTTCGTTTCATGGAGCGGCGGCGTGTTCAACACTTCAGCGCAGGATACAACCGCCGCAGTGATCATGAAACTGACCGGCACGGGCGGAACTTCGAACACATTTACTCCGGTCGATTGGACGGTATGGTGAATCTTTCCGTAATCATCCCGAGCAGAACGGCGGCGAACCTGATCCCGTGCGTCGAGGCCGTGCGGAGGCACGAGCCGGAGGCGCGAATCGTCATCGTGGACGACAGTCCGGATCTGTCGCTTCACCCGAAGCCCGGCTGGACACCTGGGATTGCCCTTGAGGGAGTGAAGCCGTTCATCTACGCGCGAAACTGCAACCTCGGAATTCGGGCAGCTGGCTTGGACGACGTAGTGTTACTGAATGACGACGCGTTGCTCGAAACCGCCCGTGGACTCGGGGCGATGCAACGTGCTGCGGAACTTCACCCCGAGTATGGGGTCATCGGCGCGGTGACGAATGTCACGGGCCAGCTTCTACAGCGACCGCATGGGATCGGGCTGCGCGAGGTTCCGCACATCGCTTTCGTGTGCGTGCTGATTCCACGCCGCACGATTGATCGAGTCGGTTTGCTGGACGAAAGGTACTGCCTCGATTATGGTGTCGAAGACCTCGACTACTGCGAAGCCACCCGCCGAGCAGGGTTCAAGGTCGGCGTGTTCGATCACTGCTACGTGGATCACGGACGCCTGACCAGTTCGTTCCGCGGCAACCCTTTGACCACGCGGAGTTTCGCGAGAAACAAGGCGCTCTTTGACGAAAAATGGGGGTGTGATCTACTGGGTGAGTTCCGCGAAAGAAACGCATGACAACTCTGACACCGTCACAAGTCGAATCAATTCTATTGGATGCTCTGCCGGATCAGTGTGAGCTTGTCGGCGATGAGCACGTAAGGACGGTAGCCGCCTCAGCCGCGCGCGGCGACACAGTGGCTCTGCAAATACCCTCCCGAGCCGGTTTGCGTAGTAGCCCCGAGGCAACGATGATGGCCATAGCCGCCGCTGCAAACTTCATCAAGGTCTGCATCGAGATCTACTCCACATTAAAGCTGGCTCATGGCAATCCTTCGAAGGACGATCTCACCGCAAAAGCAATGACGCAGAGTGCGGGAGTCGGGGAAAGCGCCGCGAAACTTGCGGCATCTGTTTACAAAGCACTGACATCAACGTAA